GATGTCAGCATCAGCCTGTTGCTGACCGAGCGAACGCTGGTCAAAGAGATCGACGGCGCGCTGCACGTTGAGAACATCCCGGAGCCGCCACCGCCGGAGCCGGTAACGCGCCCCGTTGAGATGTGGAGTAATGGCGAACTGGTGAGTAAATGGGATGAATGACTTCAAACCCTTTGAGGACAAGCTCGCCGGATTGATAGCGGCCCTTTCCCCCGCCGGGCGTCGTCGGATGACCGCCGATATTGCGAAGAAACTGCGCCAGCGGCAACAACAGCGCATTAAATCGCAAAAAGCGCCGGACGGTTCGCCATTTGCCCCGCGTAAGCGCCCGCCCGTCAGGGCAAAGCAAGGCCGGATTAAGCGCGAGATGTTTGCGAAGCTGCGCACCAATCGCTATATGAAAGCGAGCGGTAACGACAGCGCGGCGGTGGTGGAATTTACCGGGAAAGTGCAGCGCATCGCCCGCGTGCATCAGCTCGGGCTCAAGGATAAACCATCCCCCAAAAGCGCCGCCGTCGAGTACCCACAGCGTCAGCTCCTGGGCTTTACCGAAGATGACCGGCAGCTTGTGGAAAGCGTCATTATCGACTACCTCGCTGGCTGAACTGTATCAGCTCAGATTTGAGCTGATACAGTTTTTACTGGCGGCACATAATAAAATCTGACAGTCTGCCTTGAGCGAGAAGCGATAATACATCTATTAAGATGTATTGCACATTGAATGAGTGTGCATATAATGCACACTATGAATATCATTACTCTCAACAGGAAGAGGATGATAGAAGCCGCTGCATTCAGCAACTTCTATCATAAGTTGACTCAAGGTTTTAGTTTCATTTTAGAGCTTGGATTTATTGTATGTGCTTAATAAATCTTCAGCGAAGCATTCTACGACATTGATATATATATTATGGATTTGGACGATATAATATTGAAAATCAAATACATTCAAGCCATTGTTCAAAAATTGGTATCTATATTCTATTATTTTCTTTTTGTCTTCCGTTAAATTATCTTTGTGAACTATCGCCTTATCGGTCACGAATTTGACCCACTTCCAGAAAGAATAGTCACAAACAATTTCATCACTAAATTCCTTTCTGTGAATGATTGCATCAATTTTAGTTACTGCATCGTTTTCATTTGCTATTTTTAGGCAGTTTTGTAACGTATAATTTTTTGAGTCGTCACTCTTCTCACAAAATAACCCACGACAATCAGAATAGATTGAATCTATTAGGGCGTCCAGTAAAATGTCTGGAGACGTTTCCCCCTGGCTGTTCAATTCGACTAACTTTTCCAGTTTTTCTATCAACTTTACAAATTCGGAAGAGAAATTCACTGGAATATCTGGGTGCGTAAGACACCATAATTGGTGAGCTATATTTGAGCTTTTGTGTTTTTCATAAAGTTCAATCAGTTCTTCCTTGGATAATTTAGTTAAATCTATACTACTATTAGTAACCATATTTAATTCCTTTAATCCAAACTTTACCATTGCAGAAATATATCTACTATAAGCTATTTCGTTAATGAAAACATCAGTGATGTCAGCAATGTCCTTTCTTGGCACTGGGCCGACCGTTAGGTTTGATTTGATTATGTGCCATGGATGTGTCAGGTCAAATCCGGGCTGATACCGATAACGTTGTGCCAGCTAGGACAAAACGTCCGCAGATTGCCGCCAGCTCCCTCCGACGGCATCCTTTCCCCTATGAATACTCTCGCATCCATCCAGGAACTCGCCCGGGCGATACGCAACATGATCCGCACCGGCATTGTCGTCGAAACCGACCTCGAAGCCGGGCGCTGTCGTGTACAGACCGGCGGCATTTATACCGACTGGCTCCAGTGGCTGACGCACCGGGCCGGACGCTCGCGCACCTGGTGGGCTCCCTCTGTAGGTGAGCAGGTGATGATACTGGCCGTGGGCGGTGAGCTCGATACCGCTTTTGTGCTGCCGGGCATTTATTCCGACGACAACCCCGCGCCGTCGGCCTCGGCGGATGCCTGGCACGTTGATTTTCCCGACGGTGCCGTTATGAGTTATGAGCCGGAAACCGGCGCGCTGACCGTCACCGGCATTAAAACTGCCGATGTGACCGCATCCGATACGATTGCCGTCAGCGTGCCGGTGGTGCTGGTAAAAGCCTCGACCCGCGTCACCCTCGATACACCGGAGGTGGTCTGCACCAACAAGCTGACGACCGGCACGCTGGAGGTGAAGCAAGGCGGCAAGATGTCAGGTGATATTGAGCACCGCGGCGGCGCTTTCACTTCCAACGGTGTGCAGGTGGATAAACACGGCCACGGCGGCATCAGGCGCGGAGATGAATGGACGGAGGGCACCCAATGACGGCGCGTTATCTCGGCATGAACCGCACGACCGGTGAAAGCATTTCAGACGTTGACCATATCAGCCAGAGCATCGGGGATATTCTGCGCACGCCCGTCGGCTCCCGCGTCATGCGTCGTGAATACGGCTCGCTCCTGTCGCAGATGATTGACCAGCCTCAGAACCCGGCGCTTGAGCTGCAAATTATGGCCGCGTGCTACATGGCGATCCTGAAGTGGGAGCCGCGCGTCAGGCTGACCAGCATCACCACCGCGCGGCAGTTTAACGGGAAAATGGTCGTCGACGTGACCGGCCAAATCACCGATACCGGCGAGAGCCTTTCCTTAACCATCCCTGTGAGTTGAACCTATGGCAGTTATCGACCTGAGCCAGCTCCCCGCGCCTGATGTGGTGGAAACGCTGGATTTTGAAGCCATCCTCGCCGAGCGCAAAGCGACGCTGATTTCACTGTACCCGGAAGATGAGCAGGAAGCGATTGCCAGGACGTTGACACTTGAGTCAGATCCACTGGTGAAATATCTGGAAGAGAACGCGTATCGGGAAGTGATTTTACGCCAGCGTATCAACGAGGCGGCAAAAGCCGGAATGGTGGCCTATGCCATTAAAAACGACCTCGACCAGCTCGCGGCAAATAATAACGTTGAGCGCCTGGTCATCACCCCCGGAGACGATACCCAAATACCGCCAGTGGATGCGGTATTGGAATCCGACAGTGATTTACGCCAGCGCATCCCGGCGGCATTTGAGGGCATGAGTGTTGCCGGGCCGACTGGTGCCTATGAGTTTCACGCCCTGAGCGCCGATGGTCGTGTCGCGGATGCCTCGGCGAACAGCCCGGCCCCGGCAGAGGTCACTATCGCGGTCCTGTCGCGGGAAGGTAACGGCACGGCCTCGGATGATTTATTGCTGGCCGTCAGTACCGCGCTGAATGATGAGAGCGTGCGCCCGGTCGGTGACCGCCTGACAGTCGTCTCGGCCGAGATTGTCAATTATGCAGTCGATGCCGTGCTGTATGTGTACCCCGGCCCGGCAACCGAGCCGATTCTTGCCGCAGCCAAAGCGCAGTTAACCGCCTATATCACCGAGCAGCGCCGCCTCGGTCGCGATATTCGGCTATCTGCCATCTATGCCGCGCTGCATGTGCAGGGTGTCCAGCGCGTTGAACTGCGCGAACCGCTGGCCGACGTCGTGCTCGATAAAACCCAGGCCGCGTACTGCACCGAAACCAGCGTCGTGATCGGGGGCTCTGATGAGTAACTCGCTGATGGCGACCGGGTCGTCGGTGCTGGAACAGCGAGCCGCCGCAGCGTGTTCTGTCATCAGCGACTTATCTGTGCCGCTGCGTGATTTATGGAACCCCTGGCGATGCCCGGTAAAGTTTCTGCCGTATCTGGCATGGGCCTTTTCTGTCGACCGCTGGGAGGAAACCTGGACGGAAACCGCAAAGCGACAGGCGGTCAGTGAAGCTTTCTGGATCCACCAACGCAAGGGAACCGTCGCCGCCGTCCGGCGAGTGATTGAAACGCTGGGCTACAGCATGACGCTCCAGGAATGGTGGGAGGTAGCCGACCCTGCCGGGACATTCCGCCTTGAGATTGACCTGAATGAAATCGGCATCACGGAGCCGATGATAAACGAGCTTGAGCGAATTATTGGTGACGCAAAGCCGGTCAGCAGACATATATCGCAGCTCATGCTATCTGCATCATCGAAGGGTATCTCGAATATTGGGGCCGCTCTATTCGATGGCGAAATTATTACCGTTTATCCATTAGGATATAAGCCGGAAGAGAGCATTCATTTCGACGGCATAGCGTATTACAACGATAACTATCATTACTCAGGGGATTAACTGACATGCCTTCAATCACTGAAAATTCGCAATGGGAAAATATTATTCCCTTAATTACCCGCGCGGATAAAGTAGAGGGCGGAAGTGCGGGCCTGATTAATGTCCAGACCCGTATACTGGCCGACCGTACCACGTACCTGAAGGAGCAGCTCGACGCCTATAATGGCCTGCTGAAATCAGGCGACCTGCCATTTACCGATAAAATAGCGGCTCAGAGCGCCATCACTGCCGGAAAGATACCTGATGGCGGGATTTTCTCCGTGCGCTCAGATAATCCTCTCTACTGGGCGGAAGAGTGCAAAAACGTATCGGGAGTGGTTATTTCAACCGGGAAGTATTTACCCGCTGACCAGGCGTTGCGCCGGTCTAATATTCTGTTTGATGCGTTTAATGAAAATTCAGCTTCGGATCTGAAGTTCGGGGGATGGGACTGGTATCGCGGGGCAGCAGTTACATTCAGCTCATCTGATGCTGATATCCCGTTGCCGACCCCGGTGGCTCAGTATTCTGGCGTATGGTCTGCTGACAAATACTACGACCTGGCTCGTTTACCCGTCAGGGCTGGTGATCGGCTCACTTTTTCCGTGCTTGCGTGGTTTCAGAATGCGGGATCTAAATTTCATATTTTCTGGATGGCCGCCAATGGTGCTGTGATTTCATCTAAATCACAACTGGCGTTATCTGCCGGAATTAACACACCTGTATTAACCGATATTATTCCTGCTGACGCCTCATACGTCAGGATCCGCGTGGAAAATACCACCACAGGCGCTTTTAAGGTCGGCGCTTATGCCGCCTCCCGTGGCGTTATCCCGCCGGAGTTTGTCCGGGCGTCGCCGGATAAGGTTCAGATGTCTGCGATCATTTCATCAGGCGTTGCTGGCCTGGTTTCGCGAGTCGATGCACTTCAGGGGGCAATTTCCGTCGGTTATGCCTACGGCGCAGCATGGCAGGCCGGAAAGTTCATCAACCCGAACACGAGCGTGGCAACAGATAACGCCGCACTAAACTGCGCTTTCGTACCTCACCGGGATGGTGATGGCTGGTTAGTTACAGCCCTGGTGACAGGGGCAGCGACGGCCCTTGCGGTCTACATGAATGCTGCGGGCACTGTGCTGGGTGTTGAAGGGCGAGGAACGGTCACGCCGCAGCAGTTTACAAACTACCGCCTGAATGTCCCGGCAGGTACGACACAAATCGGCATTACAGGCCGCAATTCAGCAGAAATGGCAGTGAAAAAACTGGCTGTTGTTGAGACTGCCGGCGTGCTTTCCAGTATTGATTCTCTTGATGTTCGCGTTAAAGCTATGGAGGACGCGATGGTATATGACTTTGTTAAACAGGATGTTGCGATTACTGCCGGGGCGTATATCAATCGTGCGAATGGTTCTATTGTGGCGAACAGTGCGTTTGATTGTGCCGTGTTCAGTTATACGACGGGAGACCGCTGGAAAGTCACAGCCCGCGTGAACGGCAGCGGGGTTTCACTGGCGGTCTACACAAACAGCGCGGGCACCGTCATCGGGACTGAGGTTGCAGGCACGACAGAATCAGTGGACTTTATTGATTACGAACTGTCACCCCCAGCCGGTACGGCAAAAATCGGCATTACCACACGAATCGCCGTCCCCATTATTGCCAAAAAGTATGTCGTCGTTCCCGGTGGTGGTGGATCTGCCAGCCCCTGGTCAGGAAAAAAAATCGATGTCATGGGTGACAGCAACGTTGCCTACAACAAATGGCAGCCACTGGTTGCAAGTGAGCTTGGTTGTTCTTTCCTGAACCACGGCGTTGGCGGTTCGAAAATCGCCAAGCCGGACAGCTCATCAACGCAAATCAGCATGTGCGACGATGTGCGAATTAATGCCCTGGACACATCAGCAGCGGCGTGGATTTGCGGTCCGTGGGGGACAAATGACTGGGCGCAAAATATTCCGATTGGAACTATCACCGACACAGTAAACACAACTGTTTATGGTGCGCTGAACATCATCGCTCAGAAGCTGCGTGCGCGAGCCCCAACAAAACCTATCCTGTGGGCTACACCGTTCAACGGCGACTATGATTCGCCACGCTCAGCGGCATGGGTTGACGGTGAAACAAATGGCTATGGGCGGGTTTCTGACTATGCGGCGGCGATACGCGCCGTGGCGTTGAGATACGGTTTTCCATTAATTGACATGAACGCCGATTGTGGGTGGACGAAATTCAACAGCACCAGTTTTTTGCTGACGGAAGGGGATTCAAACCCGTCCCGAATCCACCTCAATGCAGGTGCGGGGCCAGCACGAATATCGGCGCTGGTTATTGACCGCCTTAATTCCCTTGAGCAGTTTGCCGTCTGAGACTGACGGCACAGGGATACCTGCACCGGCGTGATTCAGATGCGCCGGTTTTCCAGAAGCAGAACAACGAAAAGAGAGGGCGCGGTGAGCGAGAAATTTTACACAGTCCTGACTGAGCATGGTGAAGCTGCGTTCGCTCAGGCCATTGTGACAGGCGTACCCGTCAATATTACGGAAATGGCCGTCGGAGACGGCGGGGGCGCGCTGCCTGAATTTGACAAAACAAAAACCGGGCTGGTCAATGAAGTTTATCGCGCCCGCGTCAACAGAGTGGTGATTGCTGACGCTGCCGCGAATGTTATTCGCACAGAGTTGATTATCCTGCCCCAGGCCGGAGGATTCTGGATAAGGGAAGCGGCATTGTATGACGAGAGCGGCGTATGTCTGGTTGTGGCCACCGTTCCCCCGTCTTATAAACCGCTGCTTGCTCAAGGATCCGGGCGGCTTCACGCGGTCAACCTGTGGATTGCCGTCAGCAGCACGGAAGATGTGACGCTGAAAGCTGACCCGTCTGTTATCCTTGCGACGATTGAGGAAGTTAACAAGGCAAAAAGCGAGGCAAAGGATTATGCCGATGAAGCTGTTTCAGAGCTGGGAAAGAACATCCAGGAAGAGATGGGTGAGCTGGATAAAAACACCCAAAAGGCCATCGCCGATGCTGTGAAAAAAGCGGTCAGTGACGCATGGGAGCAGGATAACCCTGTCGGTACCACGCGCTTTTTTAATCAGAACCTCAACCCGAATCAGCGCTGGCCGTGGTCGCAATGGGTATACACCGGCGAAAATAAAACAATTCGCGTCGGAAAAGCTGACGGCTCAAATGTCGGGCAGGCTGGCGGCAGCGATAACGTCACGCTACAGCGGGCCAACCTGCCAGCCGTTCGGATTGACGTCAACGGCGAAACCAGCGAGTTACCTGCACATGAGCTGACAACCAGGGGGGCTGGCAGGCACAAACATCAGGGGGGAATGGCGGCGCCGGGTGAGGCATGGGACGGGGATTATATTGTCGGCTCCGATAATGACAGCCACCGCACCCGTAATTACACCAGTGAAGCTGACGATCATACCCATATCGTTGATATCAAGGCCCACAAACACACGACCAGCGGCAAAACCGACAACCTCGGCGAAGGTAAATCGTTCAGTGTGGTTGAAGCTCACATCCTGCTGATGTGCTGGAGCCGCGTTGCCTGATCTGTGACGGTCATTCCTGTTGTACTGTCCCTGTTACAGCGGGGATGACTCGTCACCCCTTCCCCCACGATTGAAAATAATGCTCACCCTTAACCACGGAGTTAAACGGATGAGCGATTTTCATCACGGCGTCCAGGTTGTCGAGATTAACGACGGCACCCGCGTCATTTCCACCGTATCAACGGCTATTATCGGCATGGTCTGCACGGCCAGCGATGCCGATGCTGCCACCTTCCCACTCAATAAGCCCGTACTGATTACCAGCGTGCAAAGCGCCATCGCCAAAGCGGGTACAAAAGGCACCCTGGCCGCATCCCTCCAGGCAATCGCCGACCAGTCGAAACCGGTCATTGTCGTTGTGCGCGTAGCCGAAGGTACCGGCGACGATGCCGAAGCGCAGACTATCTCTAATATCATCGGCGGCACCGACCAAAACGGCAATTACACCGGGCTGAAAGCACTGCTCACGGCGGAGGCCGTCACCGGCGTTAAACCGCGCATCCTCGGTGTTCCGGGGCTCGACTCCCTTGAGGTTGCAACTGCTCTCGCGCCGATTTGCCAGAAGCTGCGCGCCTTTGGCTATATCAGCGCATGGGATTGTAAGAACATTTCCGAGGCGATGCTCTATCGCGAGAATTTCAGCCAGCGTGAGCTGATGGTTATCTGGCCGGATTTTCTGGCATGGGATACCACGGCGAACGCGACCGAGACCGCCTGGGCGACCGCCCGCGCGCTGGGCCTGCGCGCCAAAATCGACCAGGACACCGGCTGGCATAAAACCCTGTCAAACGTTGGCGTGAACGGCGTCACCGGCATCAGCGCGTCGGTCTTCTGGGATTTGCAGGAATCCGGCACCGATGCCGACCTGCTTAACGAGGCTGGCGTCACCACGCTCATTCGCAAAGATGGTTTTCGATTCTGGGGTAACCGCTGCTGCTCCGATGACCCGCTGTTCCTGTTTGAGAACTACACCCGCACCGCGCAGGTTATCGCCGACACAATGGCCGCTGGTCACATGTGGGCGGTTGACAAGCCGATCACTGCCACGCTGATTAAAGACATCGTTGCGGGTATCAATGCGAAATTCCGCGAGATGAAAACGGCGGGCTATATCGTCGATGCGACCTGCTGGTTTGATGAATCGGCCAACGACGCGGCGACCCTCAAAGCCGGGAAACTGTATATCGATTACGACTATACGCCGGTTCCCCCTCTCGAAAACCTGACGCTACGCCAGCGCATTACCGATAAATACCTGGCGAATCTGGTGTCATCGGTTAACAGCAATTAAGGAGCCCTGACCAATGGCAATGCCGCGCAAGCTCAAATACCTCAACACGTTTCTGGATGGCGTCAGCTATCTCGGCGTTATCGAGTCCGTCACCCTGCCAAAGCTGACCCGTAAGCTGGAAAATTACCGGGGCGGCGGGATGTCAGGCTCGGCCCCTGTCGATTTTGGCCTCGACGATGACGCGCTGGCGATGGAGATTTCCCTCGGCGGCTTCCCTGATGATGCGATCTGGTCGCTTTACGGTGCCGTCGGTACCGGGACGCTACTGCGCTATGCAGGCTCTTACCAGCGGGACGATACCGGCGAAACCGTGGCGGTGGAAGTTGAGACCCGTTTCAAGGTGAAGGAAGTCGATAACGGCGAGAGCAAACAGGGCGAGGATACCAGCAGCAAATTATCGCTGGTCTGCACGTACTACAAGCTGACCATGAACGGTAAAGAGCTGGTAGAAATCGACGTCCTCAACATGATTGAGAAGGTGAACGGCGTCGACCGACTCGACCAGCACCGCCGCAATATCGGCCTGTAATTTTCCCCGGCCAGCATGCCTGGCCGGTTAATCCCGAATCCGTAAACAGCGAGAAAATCATGAGCAAAGAAAACATCGTCACCCTGGAAAACCCCATCAAACGCGGCGAGCAGGTCATCGAAAAAATCACCCTGATGAAGCCCAACGCCGGAACCCTGCGCGGTGTCAGCCTGGCCGACGTTGCGCGCTCTGAAGTCGACGCCCTGATTAAAGTGCTGCCGCGTATGACCAGCCCATCACTCACCGAGTCGGATGTCGTCATGATGGATTTACCCGATTTGATGGCGCTGGCAACAAAGGTGATCGGTTTTTTGTCGCCGAATTTGGCGGATTAAATTTTCCGAAAGATATGTCGGTTGATGACCTGATGGCGGATATCGCGGTGATTTTTCACTGGCCGCCATCAGAGTTATATCCCATGAGCCTGGCCGAGCTCACCACCTGGCGCGAAAAAGCGCTACAGCGAAGCGGAAACACGAATGAGTAACGACGTTAAATTGCAGGTATTACTCAAGGCTGTTGACCAGGCGACCCGCCCGTTTAAATCCATCCTGACAGCGAGCAAAACGCTGTCTGGTGACATCCGGGACACTCAAAAATCACTGCGTGAACTGAACGGCCAGGCATCCCGTATCGACGGGTTTCGCAAGGCCAGCGCGCAACTTGCCGTTACCGGTCAGGAGCTGAAGAAAGCTAAACAGGAAGCCGCCGCACTGGCGACCCAGTTTAGAAATACGGAACAGCCGACGCGCGCGCAGGCGCAGGCAATGGATGCCGCCCGAAAAAGTGCCGCAGCGCTCCAGCTCAAACACAACAGCTTGCGGCAGGCTGTACAGCGCCAGCGGCAGGAACTCAGCCAGGCGGGAATTAATACCCGCACCCTGGCGGCAGACGAGCGCCGGTTAAAAACCAGCATCAGCGAAACGACGGCGCAGCTTAATCGCCAGCGTGAAGCACTGGCGCGCGTCAGCGCGCAACAGGCAAAGCTCAACGCGGTTAAACAGCGATATCAGGCCGGTAAAGAGCTGGCCGGAAATGCGGCCGCAATGGGTGCCGCCGGTGTCGGTATGGCGACGACAGGCACGCTGGCCGGTGTTGCACTAATGAAACCGGGTTATGATTTTGCGCAGAAAAACTCCGAGTTACAGGCTGTACTCGGCGTGGCGAAAGACTCCGCAGAAATGACTGCGTTGCGAAATCAGGCCCGACTGCTGGGCGACAATACTGCCGCCTCTGCCGATGATGCGGCCGGTGCTCAGATTATCATTGCGAAAGCAGGCGGAGACGCGGCAGCGATTCAGGCGGCGACGCCCGTCACACTTAATATGGCGCTTGCTAACCGTCGAACAATGGAAGAGAACGCCGGTTTGCTGATGGGGATGAAATCAGCTTTCCAGCTTACTAACGAGCAGGTCTCTCACATCGGTGATGTCCTGTCGATGACAATGAATAAAACCGCCGCAGATTTTGACGGGCTTAGTGATGCGCTGACATATGCTGCGCCGGTGGCGAAAAATGCCGGTGTCAGCATTGAGGAAGCCGCTGCAATGGTTGGCGCCCTACATGATGCGAAAATTACGGGGTCAATGGCTGGTACGGGTAGTCGCGCTATTTTAAGTCGACTCCAGGCACCGACCGGGCAAGCCTACGCGGCGATTAAAGAGCTTGGGGTTAAAACGGCAGACAGTAAAGGGAATACCCGCCCGATATTTACCATCCTGAAGGAAATGCAGGCCAGTTTTGATAAAAATAAACTGGGTACCGGTCAGCGCGCTGAATACATGAAAACGATATTTGGCGAAGAGGCCAGTTCTGCCGCCGCTGTTTTGATGAACGCGGCTAAATCAGGAAAGCTGGATAAGCTCACGGCTGCATTTAAAGCCTCTGACGGTAAGACGGAGGAACTAGTTAAGGTTATGCAGGAAAACCTCGGCGGCGACTTTAAAGAGTTTCAGTCGGCATATGAGGCTGTAGGTACTGACCTTTTTGACCAGCAAGAGTCCTCTTTACGTAAACTGGTGCAAACCGCTACCGGCTACGTGCTCAAACTTGATAAGTGGATCCAGCGAAATAAAGAGCTCGCGCAGACGCTGGGGGTGATTACCGCTGCGGCGATCGGGGTCGTGGGGATGATTGGGGCTATTGGACTGATTGCCTGGCCGGTGATAACCGGTGTAAATGCCATCATCGCCGCTGCGACGGCACTCGGTACCGTATTTACTACGGTGGCCGGTGGTGTTGTGACTGCAATTGGCGCGATCTCCTGGCCGGTTGTTGCTGTCGTGGCCGCAATAGTGGCCGGGGCATTGCTCATCCGTAAATATTGGGAACCCATCAGCGCGTTTTTTGGCGGTGTGATGGAAGGATTGCGCACGGCCTTCGCGCCAGTAGCAGAACTATTTGCACCGCTTAAACCGATGTTTGACTGGCTAGGCGGAAAACTTAAAGCCGCATGGGACTGGTTTAACAATCTGATTGCGCCGGTTAAATCATCACAGGAAACGTTAAACAGTTTCCGTGATGCCGGTGTGTTGTTTGGTCAGCGCCTTGCTGACGCTCTTACTTTACCGCTTACAGCATTCAATAAGCTGCGCAGCGGTATTGATTGGGTACTTGAGAAGCTCGGCATAATCAACAAAGAGTCCAGTACGCTTGACCAGACTGCCGCAAAAGCAAACGCAGCCACGCAGGGTAACTCTTATATCCCGGCTACCAGTACTTATAGCGGCTATCAGGCATACCAACCTGTCACCGCACCCGCCGGGCGTTCTTACATCGACCAGAGCAAAAGCGAGTATCACATTTCCGTTGATGGTAGCGGGAACGGCACGCAGCTCGATCGGCAACTACAGGATGCGCTCGAAAAGTTTGAGCGTGACAAGCGTGCTCGTCAGCGGGCCAGCATGAACCACGACTGACAGGAGGTAACGAGAAGTGATGCTTGCACTCGGTATGTTTGTTTTTATGCGCCAGACGTTGCCACACCAGACGATGCAACGCGATGCCGAATATCTGTGGCCGTCAAACTCACGCGTAGGTAAACGGGATTCTTTCCAGTATCTGGGGCCGGGGGAAGAAAGAATTACCCTGGCCGGTGTGTTATACCCGGAGCTCACCGGCGGAAAGTTGACGATGACAGCTATTCGTTTAATGGCTGACGAAGGGCGCGCCTGGCCGTTGCTGGATGGCACCGGTACTATTTACGGTATGTACGTCATCAATAATATCAGCGAGACAGGGAGCCTGTTTTTTGCTGACGGCACGGCGAGAAAAATTGATTTCACGCTGACACTCACCCGCGTGGATGAATCACTCGCGGCTCTGTATGGCGATATAGGCGAACAGGCTTATGCACTTATCGGCAAGGCGGGAAATATGGCCTCGTCAGTATCTGGCATGGTGGGAATTAGCTGATGCTGGATATGATGAATCTCAATGCGGGCGGCGTCCTGACGCCAGATTTTATGTTGATGCTCGAAAGCAAAGATATTACCGGCAATGTCAGTAACCGCTTAATGAGTCTGACGATGACCGATAATCGGGGATTTGAGGCCGACCAGCTTGATATCGAGCTCGATGACGCCGACGGGCTTGTCGAGTTGCCGTTACGTGGTGCCGTGCTGACGCTTTATCTGGGATGGAAAGGGTTTGCGTTAATTAACAAGGGCTCTTTCACTGTCGATGAAGTTGAACATCATGGCGCGCCGGATAGTGTGACAATCCGCGCCCGTAGCGCCGATTTTCGGGGAACGTTAAATTCCAGGCGAGAAGAGTCATGGCATGACAAGACGTTAGGCGAAATTGTGGCGGCGATAGCGACGCGTAACAATCTGACATCGAGAGTCATACCTGAACTGGCGGGAATTAAAATCCCGCATATCGACCAGTCACAGGAATCGGATGCTAAATTTTTAACTCGTCTCGCTGAGCGAAACGGTGGCGAGGTTTCGATAAAAGCGGGAAAGTTACTTTTTCTGAAAGCCGGGCGTGGGTTAACAGCCAGTGGAAAGGCTATTCCACAAGTTACTATCACCCGCAGCGATGGCGACAGGCATCAGTTTTCGATTGCCGACCGTGGGGCATATACCGGTGTCACGGCAAAATGGTTACACACCAAAGACCCGAAACCACAAAAGCAAAAGGTGACGTTAAAGCGGAAACCGAAAGAGCAACATTTACGTGCACTACAGCACCCAAAAGCCAAACCGGTAACGAAGAAAAAAGCGGTGAAGACGCCGGAAGCCAGGGAAGGTGAATACATGGTCGGTGAGGATGACAACGTGTTCGCCCTGACGACAATTTTTTCAACCAAAGCGCAGGCGATGCGAGCTGCCCAGGCAAAATGGGACAAACTGCAACGTGGCGTTGCTGAGTTTTCAATCAGGCTGGCGACGGGGCGGGCTGATCTTTACCCTGAGACGCCGGTACAGGTTAAAGGCTTTAAGCGCGTTATAGACGAGCAATCTTGGACGATCACTAAAGTTATGCACTACCTGAGTAAAAGCGGCTTTACGACGAGCCTAGAGCTTGAGGTGAGATTGTCTGATGTGGAATATGATGCTGTGGATGCTTAAAAAGGAAAACAACCCGTAACCAAACGGGTTGTTTTCATCTTCATCTTGAAACGTAGCCGTGGGTGTTTTCATACATCAAAGTCTTTGCTTCATCGTCCATCAGCGTACCCATCTTTTTACATGTAATCAGAGGGTTTTCAAACGTATAGCCCTGCGCAGAATATTTATTAACAACATGTATCTCTTTGGTGTTTTTGAGATATCCCTCAGGGGCACTTTTAACCCAAACAGGAGTGCAGACACCGGACGATATCAGAGCTTCATATGCATCAGAGGTTACTGTGGCAGTTGGTAATACGATCTTCGATATATTCTTGTTATCGATAATTTCAATAGGTTGCCATGGGTTAAGGCTCTTCTTTAGTACCTGAATGTCAACGCTTTGAGAAAAGGCACTGCATGAAAGGGCGGTAGCAGAGCATAAAAGAACTATTTTGAAGAGTTTCAT